ATCATTATCCTTTTACCCAATCTTTAGCAATTGTAAAGTTTGCTCTACTAAATTCTAATCTATCTACAAGTTTAATTGCACCAGCAACTCTGTCAACTGCAACAAAACCTTCAGGTGCTGTTACTTTATAACCATTTGGTGTTCGTAAGAAGTGACCAATACTTTGTACTTGATTTAATTTTTGTATCAAAAAGTTCTTTGCATTACCTAAACTTATATGACTTGCAATTGCAAAGTATAATGCTTGTTTATTTCTATCAATAAACTGTAGACCAACTTTCTTTTGTTGTATAAATTTCTCTTTACCTTTATCTGTTTTACGACTAGCTATTTCTGCGTCTATAAAACTTTCGTAATAATCTCTAAACCCTTGTTGCATTACTGCAACTTTTTCCATGCCTTGTTTTGAGTTTCTAATATATGAATTGAAGTATGTTTTTAATCTGTAACCAACAGATATTTGGTCACTCATAGATGTTTTAGACATTTCATCTAAAATAGGTTTTGCTTTTGATAATGACCCTTGAGCCATTCTTATCAATGCGTCAAATCTACTTAACTCTGATTTATTAAATGTTGCTGAACCAGATGTATCTGTAAAAGCTGCTGACGCTAAAAATACGGAAGAAGGACCTTGACCTTTGATACTACCGAAACCGGCAGTTAAAGATGACATTGTTTTACCTGAATACTTTGTATGAAACACAATACCTAATTTTGCTCTGGCTATTCTTCTAGCAATATCACTACCTGCTGGTACAGCATAAGTGATTGTATTAGGTGTAAAGGTAATCATTTTTTCTCCGTCAATGGCAACGGCCTTTAAATCACCTCTTGTGAAAAGTAAATCTCCTTGGTAAATACCATCTAACCCCAATTTCGGTAGTTCTCTCAAACACACTTGTAGTTTGTTAGCGAGTTCACCACCATGATTTCGTCTTATATCAGTTGGTGTATAGTTGATTTTCGGAGTTTTGTTGAATACTGACTTTGTTCCTACAAAGAATTTACCATTTTCTGGATTAGTACCACAGAATACGGCTGGCGCACCGTCCCATTTTACAGACATATTTAACTTACCACCAATATTGCCGGCAAGCATATTTCTTACTGAATTTAGGAAGTTGATTGCATTTACACCACCTTGTGAACCACGATTAATTATATCGTCTTCTAAGTGTTCGAGGTGTGTGTTCTTTTCCTGTGTGAAAAAGCCTTTAAAACTAAACATTTGTTCTCCAATTTATCCATTTATATAATATTCAAATACCCATTAACAAATCATACAATACTATTTATACGATTTAATACTGGTATTATAACATATTCCGCTGGTCATGGCAAGCACTTTTTTCGCTTTTTAAGATATTTTTAAGAAAGGACCAGCGCTGGCATACTGTTTTTTTGCACCATAATAAGCTACATTTAAGAATTCATTTAATACACCTTTTTTCTGCATTTCGTTCATGTTTTCTAACCATTGAAAACATTGTAATTTTGTGCTTAATTGCGAGGCAGTTCTATTGTTTTCCACTTCTAGTTTTCTAGCTTTGGCAAATGATGTTGACCATTTAACTTTACCAAAATTTATTTTATTACCTGCAATAGTATATCTTTGTAATCTACTTTGTTCTTTTTCATAAAAGTCCACATCTGCTTTTGTAAACTCACCTACTTTTGGTATCTCGGTACCCATTCTTCTTTTTAAATTAAATTTTTTAAAAAATGGGTCAATAGCAGCTATTGAAGATACTTTACCTAATTTGGCAGCCGCACCTGCACCTGTCATATCCATTTGTGTACTCTCTCTAATACCACCTGAAAAAGCACGGACTTGGACATTTACTACATTTTGTCCTACTTTTAAGGCAAATGCCATTTCACCTGTATTAAACTCACCTTTACTATCAATATCTAATTCACATCTTAAACTGTTTTTGACCATTGATATTTTTTCAACTTTCATACCACTCACATTTGTTTCTTCTAAACTAACAGACTTGCCTAATTTTTTCAATGATACACCAACCAAATCTCTGTTTACAAATAGTTGTTTCATATATTCGTTTAAAGCGTCTAATCTGGAAGAAGGTGTGCCTTTCATATTACCAATAGTATTAATTTTCTTTTTCATATCTGGTATGGCTCTCTTTTTTGCTAAGTAAATATCAGCAGGATTCCAACTATCTTTTTTAGAAACACCACATTTATTTTTAGCAACGCCTTCTAAAAATGGCATGAAACCAACATCTCTGGTATATTCATAACCCTTATTTGAACCTAACCATTTCTTTAATGCTTTAGCTTGCATTTGAAAAGTATTAGACCAATCATCATCAAATTTAGGATAAATTCTTTCTATCTCACTATCTCTAGGAAATTTACCAGTTTCTATAAATTTTTCACAAACAAATCTAGTAGCGTTTTCTTGTTTAGGTGTATCAGCAGCGGCATCCATAATACCACTACCTGAGCCATTACCAAATTGTATTTTCATACCTTTGGTATCAGTTTTTTTTGCTAATGTTTGTTTGAGGGCTGCAATACCTATTTTTTTCTCAACTGCTCTAGGTATTTTTAAATCTGAAAAATCTTTGCCGGGGTCTAAAACTATTTTTTCACCGTAAGTTTTACTGATATATGAATATATCTCGGCTGCTTGAAGACTAAATGCCTTCTTCTTTGAGATGATTTCTTTTGCGTTGTTAGCTCTGTAATTAAATGCCATACCACTATTTATACAGTAGTATGGTAATAAAGTCAAGCCTTTAATTCGCCTTTTAGGCACAAGAAGTCTGGAATACCACCGTTGACCAACCAAACCTTATGTTTATTTTGAAATTTTACCCACTTTGAGGCGTCTTCTTCAAAAAAATATTCTGATATAATTCTCTTTGATGGATGTTCGATAGTATGCCATACTATTTTTCTGCCTTTTTTAACCATCTTTTTTGTGTAGTACAAGTCTTTCTCCTTCAAATTAGCACCACCAGGCTTTTTGTCACCTTTGTGAAATCTTACTTTTTGTTTTTTAGGCATTATCTCCTTTAACAAAATTCATATCAAATGATATAATTCTTTTCTTGCCCTTTTTGGCATTATGAGGAGGGCTAAAGTGTTGTACAAATTGAGGTACAACAACAATTTGACCCTCTGATACAGGTAAAGGATAATAAATTGTAGTATCTGTTTCTATATTATTCCACGGTTGAATATAATTTGTTACAGAGCTTCCATTAGGTAAATCTAAATATAAAATACCTGCTAGACCTAAAGAACCATGATTGTGTGGAGAATGATAATCTCCTTTATTATATGTAACAGACCATATATCTTCAATAGAACAAGATTTTTTTATCTGTTGTGATATCATTTCAAATTCTTCACCTAAGATTTGTATAAATCCATTTACTAAACCTTGTCTATCAGTTTGTCTATTTGTGGTAAAAGTTTGTATACCTGTTCTTTCTTCAGGATAAGACTTTAAAAGATTTACTAACTTCTTTTTCTTTTCGTTTTTAAAGTTTAATACTGGTACTGTATAGTAAGGGATATTAAACAAGTTTCCACCTAACATTATTTTTTCTCCGTTATTTCTATAACTTTGTCGTAACTTTCTTGGACTGTCCAAGTATTTTCTTTTGACCAAATGGTCGTATGTTTACCTTCATCTGCTTTCAATACATCTTCAAAGAAACAAGCAATTCTATCCATGTCAATGGCGATTTTCTTGCCCTCGTAAGGCGCTGAAGCATTGGTAAATGTTTTAAAGTTTGCCATTATATACTCCTATATTTTAAAATCTGAAAACTTGCTGTATGCGTCCTCTGGCTTAGGATAGTTTTCATTCTGTTTGGTTTGATTAGCGTCAACAATATTCTGAGCATTATTTTCTACATCATATAATCTCATTTTAGCTCTGTCAACACCTACGATAAATGCCCTATTCATACTAGGGTCATTGTAACGATTCTTTAACTGTTTAACTTTCATTTGACCTAATGCTTCTAATTCTTCATTAGACATTAAAGCAAACATAAAGTCAGCAGTTGCAGGTAAACCAAAACTTTCAGATGTATCTTCTAATCCTACATCACTACTTACATAACCACCACGAGTCGTTTGGGTTGCAGAAAAGATAGGTATATCATTTTCTACTGCCAGACCTCTAAGTTCTTCAGCGATTGATTTTATGTATGTGTATGAATTAACATTTGAACCTGCTTTAAATCTAGAACTTGCACATATATTTAAATAGTCAATAAACACAATGTCTGGTTTAAATGACTTCTTTAATGCCAGTTCATTTATCAAAGATTTGAAATGACCTGTATGAGCAGAAGCAGTTGGATATTCTTTAATAATTAGTTTACCTGTAGTCTTACTTTGTAGTTTATTTATCTTAGTTTCATACATTTGATATGGCAATTCTTCTAGATCACTCATACCTACATTCAATAGATTAGCGTCAATTCTTTCTGCAATTCTTTCTTCTGCCATCTCCATTGTGATATATAAAACATTCTTACCTTGTAATAAGATTGAAGAAGCAAGGTGTGTCATAAACATTGTCTTACCAACACCAGTACCTGCAAGACAGATATTCAAAGTCTTACTTGGTATACCGCCTCTTGTTATCTTATTAAAATAGTCTAAGTCTAATTCAAGTCTTTCTTCTTTTGTCCTATAGAAATCAAATCTTTCTTTTGATTCTTCTAAATAATCATGCCCTACTTTTTGATCAAACGATACTGCCAAAGCATTCGATAACATTTCTGGCAAATATTCTGGAGTATGTTGTTTATCTTTACCATCAATAATCTGAATACCACCTAATATAGCATTATGTATCGCACGGTCTTTACAAAACTTTTCTGTTGTTTCTAATAACCATTCTGTATTTACTGGTTCTTTATCTAATGTAGATAATATATCTGTTATCTTTTTTTT